CTAATCAACTTCAACTTCTTTGCTGAAGTAGAACATTCATCATACGGTACACCTAGAGCTGTACTAGATAGTATCAGCTTGCTTACATGGTCTTTAGCAACCAATTTGGTGAATACATAATTTATTATAGCAAAAATGTTGCTTCTAATTGTTGGCAAATCATCCTCATACTCATAAGGCACTTTTAACAATATTTTGGTGTTGGGCCAAAAAACTCTACTTATTGAAGATCTGAAACTGGATCCTTTTCCAGCAGAATCAGTTAGCCTGACTTTCCTAGTCTTTGTTATAACTTGCTCTAGAAGATATTTCAACTGAAGAACTGTTAGGTTGGTGTAATCAAGAGTTTCTTTCAACGTGTCTTGAACAAAGCCATACTTATTCTTGTACTGCTCCCACAAGTACTGGAAGTGAGTTTTGCCAATTCTCACAATGAAAGTCTGTCCAAACCATTTTCTTTTGCACATATCTAGAAGTGGATAATCATCTACAACTGGCGAAGAAAACACTTCAATTTTCTGTTTTGATCTTTTGGTTAAATCAGCTCCTTGCAAAATCATGTTTCGGGTGACATGCTGAACATAAGCATCAAAAGAGTCATATTCATTAGAAAGAGGGAAGTAAGTCTTGATAGATCTCTTGAGGCTTGTCACTGCTGGATTGGTGTTCAAGGCATCCAAAAGTGACATCTTATCTGAAGAGTCTTTCTTTGCAAAACACTGGCTAGTAAGAAGATAATCTGAAGCTACAATCATTCGCAAAGTTGATTTATCTGTTGATAAACTGTTGATGACCCCAGGAGAAAATAGTTTTAAAGCTATAGCAAATTTTTGAGATTCCCAGTCAATAGGCATCATAAATAATAATTCTGGTGAGTCTTCGTAAATCTTTTCCACTGTTTCTGGTTTGGGTAAGTCAGTGCTATCAACAATGGCTTTCCACCTCTTGTTGTTTGAAAATTTCAACTTGATGTCTGTTGATGCCTTGTTTAGTGCTTTAGACTTAATTCCCGGAATCTCAAAGGCATCTACATCACACATTATCGAATGATCTGCTAAATACTCTTTGAATGGTGTTCTAACTGCCCAAAAATATAACATGTAATCCACACCATTTATCCCAGCTGTCAAATCAGGATCTAAAGGAAAGATACCTAGAGCTGGATTCATTCTTATCTTTGACACCTTAAGAAAATCATCAAAGTAAGAACTTGTGTCCAACCCAATCAACTTATAGTGTAACCATGCCTGGTTTAATTGTACAAGCGAACACTCAAAAGTTGTTGCGCCACCTTCTAAACACTGACTCAAGGTGTTGTTCATCGTTCTGTATCTAGAGATGAAATTCTCAGTGACTGATAGTTCTAGGCAAGCTGAAATCCATCTGATGGTGGGAGAACAAACCTTATTCCTAATTCTCCAGACTGAATTGAACTCTACCACAAAAAGAGATGACATAAGACTTTTAGGTATGGAAGGAACAATTGAGAGATATTGGGCTACTTCTTCCTTTAATCTCATTAGAATTGCTACGAACTTTATCCTCATCGCATTCTCTCTTAAGTCTTCTGACAATCGAAAACTCATGCTAGTTTCTGTGTCATCACTTGATTGCAACTTAGTTACTATTAGAATGTCATTAAACCTAGTATTGTATAAATCCTTTTCAACCACAGACATCACTTCCTGAGTCATGGTGTGGTATTCCGACGAGGTATAGTGTAGAATGCCTTGGAACATCCCTGATCGGACATTTATTGTTGGAGATAAAGGACCAGTGAATGGTTCTTGCCCTGAGAAGAAATCTTCCTTCAATTGATTCATTGCGCTGCTCTCAAACTTTGACTTTCTGTTTGCCAGAAACACAGTGATTAGTTCCATAGGCAACGTAACTCTTTTATTGACCCAAAGCCAGCCAAATGCATATAAAAAATTATGAAAAAGAGGATCTGACCTTTTGATCTGCATAGCCACAAATCTACTCACAAAGTGGTTTTGACACCATGTTTTCGCATCAGCACTTTTGTTCATAGTGATGTACTTCACCAGATTGAATCCAGCTTCTTTAAGGTGATCTGTCATGAAAGACTCTTTTGTCTCTGGATGTGTCATCGTCTCTGACTCAAACTTTCTGCAGTAAACTCTGGCAATTCTCTCAAAGAAATATTGAACTATTCTAGCTGCAATTTCCATCACATGTACCTCCCTATGACCTCCATGTTGTGACTTACTAAATAAGTCAGAATCAGGACCACCCTTTCTCACTAGAAAGTCAAGACAATATGGCATAAGATCAGACACATGATCAGGTTCATGCCCTTTTTCTTTTATGAATCTCTCAACTAGGCTCACTAATGCCACTAGAACTTTAGGCCTCTGTCCTGCATGCTTCTTGTTTTGTTCTTTTATTGCCTTCCATGCCTCAGGGAAACTACAACCTTCAACACCTTCGACAGAAAACAATTCATCGTCTATTTCCCTAGCTGCAGCCTTGAGAGTGGCTATGGAGACAAAAGATGTTGAACCTAGCTCTCTCAGCACCTCCCTCTTCATGACTTTTTTGTAATTTG